CAATCTGTTGGAACACTCAACTCAATTTCTTTCACCATATAATAATCCGTTTAATGTTATTGTTAATCTTTTTGTTTTAGCTTCTTCGTTTTGTAGTTTAGCATTCATCATTATCATCTTTGCCTGTAAATCCTCATTCTCTTGTTGTAGATATTTAGCATAATTGATTAGTTCTGCTATCTCATCTCTATCCCACAATCTATCGTTATTAATATTTGTGTTGTCCGATTGTAATTGCATATGTTCCTTTGTTTTTAGCTTTTTGTGATAAACTCATCATACATGCATAACGAGCTGCATCTATTGCGTGATTCATATAATCTTGCGGTTTGTCTGTTATGTATCCGTTCTTATCAGTAATGTATTCATATCCATACATTTCATTGATTAAGTTCTGTGAGTTTTTAAGTATTTTTATTTTATAATTTTTCATCACCGATATACCAAACTTAATACTATCAGGTCCTTTTACAACCGGTTTAGTATTGAATCCGCTTCTATGTAACTCCTCTATTAGTCTTGGTTCTGAACTATCACACCAGATTTCGTGTCCTTTGTCGATGTCAAGTCTTTTGAATTTGTCGATGATATCTGATGTGACAAGACGTGTTTCATAAAGTAATTCTTCCAAATGAAGTTCATCACCCTTTTTGTAGACTGCCACCAAAGAACTGGGGTCATTAGAATAGCCAGCATCAAAACCAAAGGCAACAAACTCACCATCGCTATCATCAATAATGTCAAATTCAAATATAGCTTTATCATTTGCTGTATATTCTCCAAGTCCGTAGATTTTCCAGTATTTTTCATTTTTATCTTTTAGTTCTTCAATACCCTTTATGATTTCTTTATCCAAATAAGGATTATCCAAATATGTTGTGACAAATCTATCACAATCCTGCATCTGTCTTAACCAATGGTACGGGGATATTGTCGGGTTGTAACATAATATTATTTTGTTCGTTGTTCTGATTGATAATTGAAAGTATGATTCCTGGTCGACTTCATTGGCTTCATCTATAAAAAGTATATCGGATTTAATTCCTCTTAACTTTTCAGCATCATCCGTTGATATGAATTGTATTATACTCTTATCATAAGTCCATACTCTATCAGTAACATTAAAATCTTCTTCATGCCATAAATTTAAATCAGTTAGGATATCTTTAAAATCCTTCATTATAGTTCTCTTCAATGAAGGTATTGTTTTACGAACTATTGTAATGATTGTAGGTTTTTGTATTGCTTCGACTATACAATATTGTAGGGCAGAATATGATTTCGATGACCTGGTCCCACCAACATTATGAACAACTTTATATGTACTGCTCATTATGTTATCAAAGGTTATTGTTGTATTAATCGTTAGTTCCAATTTCCTTTCTGTTTATGTTAATACTAATTTGCTGTACTTTATGATTTACTTCGCCTGATATATCAATTGAAGATTTCTTTGGTACAATATATTCTATTAGTTTCAAATATAGTTTTGCTGCTTCAACTGGATTTTCTCTTCGTATCTTTTCAAAATCCTCCATTATATTATCCAATCCTCTATTCGCTAATCTTGCAATAGTTAGTTTAGCCTGTTCGGTACTTCTATTCAAAGAACCTGGCTTTCTTCCTCCCATTTTATTTCCTACTTCAAACTTTCCCATAATTCGTTTTTGTCCGTTTTTTATTCGGTTCTCTATTAATTATAACACCACTTAAATGTTTTTGTAGTAAAGAGTATCATTTTGTAAAGATATCCTCAGGATGCCACCTTAAAATTAGGTTGTAACCTATTTTACATAATGAGTTCATATCCATAACCTTTTAACATATTACCATGCTCATCTAATATAAACAATGTACCACCATATTGATTACCTCTATGAATAATTTGTTTATCACGAACCCAACTCCAATCGAAATTGAAATAAACGTAGTTATATGTTATTTCGGGTTCCATTTAATACGGCATGTTTTTTGTTGATGGATATTCTACTCTCGTATCACTAGGTCTACCAGCCTTACCATTACCTTTACCTTGTGTAGTTCTTCTATCCCATATCCATTCTAGAATACCTAACTCTTCCGCTTCTTTTAATTGTTTATCGTAATGTCTTTTAACTGCTTCTGGTCCTTCTTTCCAAGCATTTCTTAATTCTTTTTGTATTCTATGAAACCTTGCACCTGCTTCATTAGTTATATTAGAGAATGGATAATTAGGTTTGTCAGCAGGTAGTTTACCCTGTGCTTTATATTTGATTCTATTCAAACGTGATTTTTCATTCGTACACTTCTTACATGTCCGTATTGTTTTCGTAGGTTGATATTCTTCTCCACATATCTTACATACTCTAATCTTTGTTAGGTCTACTTTCTTTATCATCAAATGGATTTTCTATAACTTGCTCTAAATATTTTTTAACTTTCTTGACTGATAAAAAGACAGTCGACTTACTTATTCCTATATCGTTTGCTACTTCATCAAGAGTTTTTGTTGACATCCAGTATAACTCGAAGATACGAGAACTGGCCCATAACTTTGTTGATTCCAAATTCTTTAATTCTTCTAATATAAATTGATGTGCCTTTTGTATGTCAAAATCTTTTTCGTAATCATATGGTATATCAATTTCATTATCTGGCAATTCTTCCATTAAGATTATACGATTTAGTTTCTTCGTTTTATTTAAAAATCTATGCTTGATAAACTTGCAACAATATTTGATGTTGTAGCTATCGGGGCCCCAAAACAATTTTACATTTTGTTTTTTATGTAGGTATTCGTATAGTTCCATGACTGTGTCCTCCGCAGTTTCTTTTTGTTTGGTAATCTTTAATGCAATCTTAACTAAAAGTGGATGAGATTGTTCATAGAGATTTGATAACCTTCTAGCACATTCTATTTCTATACTTCCTGTTACTTCCATTTATTAAAAGTTTTCACCTCTTTCCCTTAACCACAATCTTAAATGTGCAACAGCTTCTCCCCAATATCTTCCTGCACTTCCACAAGTGCACGGTTGGGCTTGATTCACACCTCTAGTATCATTATACATATTCCAAATGAATGGTGCATCGTGTTCTGGTAAGTGTGAGGATATTTTAGAAATAATCGATACTAATTTATTAAAATTATCTTCTCCAATTGGTGCAAATTTATCTTCCATATTATTTAATGCCTTTTAATTTTGGTAATTTAAATTCTGTTGATTTAGGTTGTTCAACTCTATTAGGAATGTCCATTGGGTTATCCGTATTTAAGAATGGTTTCAATACCTCAATGTGTGGATGGTCTCCTGGAAATGCAATCGACATTGCTGATAAGATTAAAACTAAATCATTGACTGAATTTAATTTACTAAAATCAATTAGATATAATTTATCTTTGTTAATTGTTTTACCACCGAACTCTATTGTTGCTTTTTCTACTTTGTATCCAAATCTGTTATCTTGTTGCATGTTTAATTATTATATTTTTTATTGTTTTCTTCTTTAATGTTTTTTAATTCAGTTACCATAATGTTTAATAAATTTTCAGGTATTGGTAAACTATCATCATCTATTGTCAAATAGGGTTTACGATTGTTTGCGGAATATTCAGTTGCATTTAATAAGACTTCATATAAATCCCACTTATTCCAAATCTGGAAATTTCTTGTATCTTCTAAATGGATAAGATACCAATCCTTTTCAATTTCTTGTATTAATTTTACCATAACTTATAATTTAATTCCATCTGGACATCCAAAAAACTCATTCCATTTACTTTGTCTTTCCGTACATCCACATGATTGTTTACCTAATAATTTAATTGCAACGAATCCTGCAATATCTTTTGCTCTACCTAAAAAGATAACATCTAATAGGCCGGCTACTATGTTACCTACTTTAATTATACATATTTTTCCCATATAAATCCTTTTGCTGTTTTACCGATACCATTACAAACTCTACTAATCAATTGAAGTGAACATCCAACTGATTCTGCAGCTTCTGTTTGGTTATCCCATATTTTAATAATGTTTCCGTTTAAATCTTTTTGAATTACTTTTTGGTAATTTGTATTTTCAAACTTATCTATTTGTTTTGAATAATCTTCTGATTCTTTGTATCTCCATTGAAATCCACCGATAGTTCCTTTTTTTAATCTTGCTACACTACCAGCTCCTTCAAACCCATACTGATGCATATTACGAACTCCACAATCCCATTCTTTAATAAAATTACCATCTAAATCATATTGAAGTAAAATCTTTTTTCTTTTATAAGATACATTAAACGACTTTCTATCCATATTGATATAGTTTGGATGTGCCTTTACTTTATCCCATTTTGCTTTTTGGTCTACCTTTTGTTCCCTTGCTTTCCAATCAACATTTGGTAACCATTCATCTTTTGTTTGTAATGCTATTTTTTTAGCTTTCGTTATTCTTTTCAAACTCATCCAATAAGGTATTCTATCAACTTTGTATCCATACTGCTTTTGTAATTCACGTTCTCTATCTGATGCTTTATATACATCAAAATGTTCTTCTAAAATTTCATGATTACTAAACTTTTGTGATTGAATTCTTTTTTGCACATTTTGAGAGCAACCTATTTTAACTCCTGGTATATGATAAATGTAAAACATATTATTTCTTTTTTATATATTGTTTTATAATATTTGCCAAAAGTGCTGATATTTTAAAACCATGTTTATCAGCATACTCTTTAAGGTCTTTATGAACTTCTGCAGGTAATTGAACCATTCCATATTTCTTTTCTTTTTTATTTTCCATATTACCAGTATCTTGCATTTAGAGATTTACCTGTCAATTTTACTGCACTAATAAAACTTCTTTCTATGTATTCTAATTGCTTTCTATCAATACCTTCAATTTGTGTAACAACTTCAAACTTATGATTTTGAATTCCAAATGTATCAAATGATTCATGCAAACCAGGAAGACAATTTCTTTTACCTTGTTTGTATTGTCTATAATGCCTTCTATGTTCATTTATTCTAACTTTTGGATATGTCATAGTGTGGCCTATGTATACAAATCCTTCTGGCGAAGTAACTGAATATATAGTAGGAGTTTTATCAGCACGATAATACTTTTTATTATACTCTACAAACTTATCCCAATTATTATTCTGCCACCTTTCGTGATGCTTTGGGTCTATTTCAGTTCTGAATTTATGATTATCTTTTGAATTGCAGTCTTTACACTTTCTTTGTAATGAATCTTTTTCGCTTTTACATTTGCTGAATTCGGTGGTTTCTTTTTGTTTACCACAACCTTTACATTCTTTTAGATTTGCCATCT